TATGTACAGAAAATTGTATTTTAAGATTTTGCACCCCCCTACTGTATAAAATTTTATTTTTTTTTTATATATCATTATTCTTTATGGGCTTCCTTACCACTCTTTACAGCATGACAAGTATTACATAGTGTTTGTAAATTATTTAAGCTTAGTTTTTCACCACCAAGTCTTATTGGTATTATATGGTCAATACATTCACCAGCTTTTATTATGCCTTTTTCTTTACAATATTTACATAATGGGTTTAGTTGCATAACATATTGTCTAAGTCTTCGCCATTGTCTACTGTTATAAAAATTACTATTGTCAGTAATACTTACTATTCTTTTTCTTTTTTTTATCCAAGCACGTGGTCGGCTACTATTTAGTTTTGGCATTACTCAATAATTAAATAATAATACTCAATATCATTTTCCAATATATATTCCATATTTTTATGATAATCTAATAACTTGTATCGTTCTTTACTTTCCCAAATATTATGACACCCTTTACTATTATCTGGTCCAATGACGCAATGATATGTTATATTATTTATATCACATACTAAGTCTGGTCTTCTACTTCTTGGAATTATATGCGAATGACTTAACGGTACATTAGAACGCCCGCAACCAGTACAATAATGACCACGCGTTTCACTCATGCGCTTATATACTTTTTTAAGTTCATTATTTATTTTACTTTGTCTTTTACTTACTTTTTTCATAAACATTCTTGCAATCTACAATAGTCTTCTTTACAATTAGATATTATAGTATTTTCTTGCTTCATATAATTATCTATTGCATTTATAGTTTCGTCAATTCCTTTTACAATCAAAGCTTTATAACCTCTATTATTTAAGTCTTCAACCCATTCTTTTTGGTCCTTTGTTGCACGTCCTTTATTAGTTTTTAATTCTAAAAACAAACCAAAATAACCGCCCCTTGCTTCAGTAATTTGTAAGTCTGGAAAACCACGTTTGTAGCCAGTTCTTTTAGCTTTTACAGCTTGCGTTGGTGAAGTATAAATACCACCAAGCGAAGCGCAGTACTTTGCTTTAGGGTACTGTAAAGAAATATACTTTACAACTTCAGCTTGTAATATTGCTTCACTCATAACTATTAGTTTATTCATGCGGTAAATTAATATTTAAAGTATCATTAGCCCAGAAGAAAACGTCATTAGTAAGTTTATTAAATTCAGACTTAGATAAAGTTGCTGTAGACTTTATATACTTTTTTGTTTTACCGTCTTGTATATATTCACGTGTAAGAAACTTTGCCTTTAGAATATCATGTATTTCGTTTTTTGAATATCCTAAAGTATCACCTATAATTTGCGCCCAAGTCCACCAAAGTTTATTTTGCTTATTGCTTCTACTGTCTTCTAATAAAGTTATTTCTATTTCAGCTATAGTATCGTCTGAAATTGTTTGTATATATTCTAATAGCTTTTTATTAGTCTTATATATTATTTTGCCTTTTGATATTTTTACGCTGTATTTCAAATTGTCTTTTAGTAGCTATCCATAAATAAACACAAAAGAAAAAAGGTATACATATTAAAAAAGTTGTAATTCCAATTAGTGTTTTTATTAAAGATAAAATTAAATTATGCAACATAGTAGCAAACATATATATATTTTTTTTATTATAAGTTTATTTAAATTAAATAGTTATTAATAATTTTTTGTTAATAATCTATTTCGTTTATATTTTTTATCCAATCTTTAGGTTCTCTATTTCTATTGTATTGCTCAATTAAAAACTCACATCTACAGTCTAAATTATATTCCGAACAATCGTCACAAAGTTGGTGGTCGTAGCATACATCGTCCCAGTCTTCTACTTCATTATCACATTTACAGCATTTATCATTTATACCGTTAAATTCTCTTGGGTCATTATACATAGAACGAATACCTTTTATATATTCTTCTTCGCTAAACATTTATTAGTTTTTGTTTTAAAGTTATCATACCAGTATTATTTCTACTTCTGTATTTAAGTCTTTTATCTTTATATAGTTCTTCTTTACTTTCGTTTTGCCAGATTAAGTCGCGGTGTCTTTTTATCCAGTTGTAATAAGTCTTTACGTTTAAAGAAAATAATTCAGTTCTTCTTACACCTTCGCGAAAACTTTTTTGTATGTCTATAAAATATAATTTATAAAAATCTTCTTTTAAGTCTTCAGCTAAAGATGTAGCTAAGATTACTATTTCTTTATCTGTTTTACTTTGTCCGAGTTCTACTAAAGTCTTACTAACTAAATCTACACAAAGTAATTTTAATTCTTTAATTTCTATTTCTTTTATTGTCTTCATTTAATTTATCTATTTTTCTTTTGTTTTCAAATCTACGTTCAAGTTCTTCGCTTATCATTCTGTTTAAAGCGGCTACTGATATTTTAAATTTTTTTTGCATTGTTTTCCAGCTATTGTCATGATTTGTAAAAAAGTATTCAATAACTTTTTTTTCTATTTTTTTAAATTTATTTTTGTTATAACCTTTAACCATTTTTTTCTATCATATCACGCGCTGAAATCCAAGCGCCTACTTGCCTATCTAATTTATTAGTTTTATTACCATACCATTTATTATTATTTTTAACCCAAGTTTTTAAACGTCTGTTTGTGTCCCAAGTCTTTTGCATTTCAAAACGTGTCTTGCCAGTTTTACTTGGTTCAAGCCAATATTCTAAAAATTCTATTTTAACTATATTTTCGCAACCTTCAAAATTTGCCACTTCACATTTAAGTTCTTGTATTAAATCTTTTTTTATAGTTATTTTATTTTCTTCTTTATTTATTTGTTGCTGGTTTTCCGTTATCGGTTTTACCGTGTCCGAATTATTAGCTTTCGGTTCTTCATAAACTATATATTGATAACCTTTAAACATTCCTTTATTTCGTATTATGTTACGTTCTATATACTTACAATCTATAAGTTCATTTATAGTTGTACTTATAGAATGTTTACCTTCTTTAGTTATTTTACTTAAACCAGATATATTTAAATTCCAGTCGTTAGGTAAAGATAAAATTAAAGCTAAAAGACCTTTACCTTTTAAGCTTACGTTTTTATCTCTAAATACGTTATTTGCTATTGTACTATAGTTTCTGTTTTTAATTACTCTTATTATTTCCATTATTCAAATATTGTTAGCTGACCAGTTCCACCAAGCATTAATGACTGTTTTTCAAGTGAATGTAAAGTTTTCATTTGCGTATAAATTCTTTGCTTTAATGAAGTCATACAGTCGTTTAGTTCGCGTATATCATTTGCAACATAATAACCGCTTTTAGTAGAACATAAGCCAAAAATTAAATCATTAGTTCTTATATATCCAATTATTTTTCTTAGACGTGCGCCAGTTAAGTTTAGCGCTTTCTGTATTTTAGTACCACTAACAGCATTTTCTTTACCTTTTTTATTTAACAAACCTTTAACAATAATTGGTAATAAATCTTTTTCTTCAGCTGTTAATTCGTACGTTATATTTTCGTAACCTTTTAACATCTTAAAAGGGTGTTTCTTGACTATCTAAAACTGTTATTTTCCAAGCTATTATATTATGAAAATATTTATCATTGTATGGTTTTGAATATAAGTTAAGTTCAATTTCTAATTCCGAACCTATTTTGATATTTTTAATAACATCTATATTTTCTTTGAATGTAGAAATACATAATTCTGGGTTAAACTGCGCGCCAGTATCTATAATAAAATCTTGCTTTTTCCATTCGTTACCAGCTTTGTTAATACCAGATATTTCTGGTAATAGTTTTTTAAGTTTTCCTTTTACTATCATTTTTTTTGTTTTTAAATTTATAAATTATTTTAGGCGGTAATAATTGAATAATAAAATTACCTATTTTAAATCTGTTTTTCATTACTTAATTATCTTAAACACTTTGCTCATAGTATCACTAAATATTTTGTTTTTATGTAATTTATAAAAGTTATCAGTATCACATAAATAAAGTAATTCTATATATTTTATTTGTAATTCTTTATCTACAGTAAATAAATCTTTAATTTTTTTTACATGATAAATTGAAGTCGCATGGTTTATGCCTTTTATGTACATAAACATTTTATAGTGCCTAATATCTTTTTCAGTAAATAGATAGTAATTAAACATTCTACGGGCTTCTATTACGTTTTCTTTTCTGCTACCTATTTTTTTTATTTCTTCAATATCTACTTTATACATTATAGAAAGCTGTTCTACTACTTTGTTTATTATTTCTTTTTCTTTATCTAACATTGTACGTTTATTATTTGTGGTTTATAAATACGTTCATTACACATTATAGGGCATTTTCTACAAGTTTCATAATTATTTATACCTACGGGCTTAAAAGTCTTAAAATCTTGCTTAAAACGCTTTATTTTGTCTTTATATTCATCTAAACTTTTTTTGGTTAAATCAATACAAATAAATTTAACCCAGCCAGACTTACCGAACACTAAATAAAAAAAAGGTAAATATATATCATGGATTTGTTTATACAATTCTATATAATGAATAGCTTGGCTAAAATCTTTATATTCTAAATCAGACCAAGCGTACGGGTTCCATTTTGCGCTTTCTGTTTCTTTTATAGCTGTATATTTCAAATCTAAAATAGCAAGTTCACCTTTATAATTAATTAAAGCGTCTGGGTGTCCTATAAGTTCTTTTGAAGACCATTCTGGTTGTACATCTATTAATTCTATTTCTAAATCTTTAATAGTTTGTTTTGCAAATTCAGATAGTTTTAATAAATCAGTTTCACGCTTAGAAGGTTTACCAGTTTTTAGTTTTGGTATATTATAAACTTCGCCACCCCTACTTTCACCTATCACATTTTGCTCAAAAAACAAACCGTCAATCATAGCAGACGTAGGTTTTGTTCTATAATTATTAATATACATTTCTTCCCACTTGACCTTACAAAAGTCTTCATTATAAAAATCACGTAAAGCTGACTGGCTTATTTTCATTTATTAACTATTTGTTTTTTTTGGTGGTTTACTTCTTCTTCACCCATAGCTTTGCTTAAACCTACAGTAGCTATTACAACACGTGCTAAAGCCCTTTTTTGTGCCACTTCAACTTTAAAATTATTGTAGCAATTTTCGTCTGAAGCCGAACCAAAGGCAATTTCTTTAGGTTCTTCATTAATATAACTTGTAGCTTTAAATACAACAAAATCTTTATCACATCTAATTGTTTCATAATCAACAAAAATATTATGATTAAATTTTATTTTTTCAATACCAGACTTTGTTATAATTGTAAAACCCCTTTTGTCAGTATGCGTATCTTTTTTTGTAAGTGAATTATCTAAGTATAGCTTCTTTAATATATCTTTATTCATTGGTTATCTAATTCTTTTAATAATAATTCTACAGCCCTAAACCAGTCTTCTTCTGTGCATTTATCATAATCACCGTCAATTATAATTTCTGGTATTGTAGTTAAGTACTGGTGACCGCCTTTAGTGTTTATTTCTAATTTATGAGCCACTAAATAACCCTCAATAACTTTAAGTCTAAAATACCAAGTGGTATTGTAACCAAAATATATTTTATAAATAGGTAAATCATTAGCGCTTATATTCACTTTTTGTTTTACTGTTTTGTTTATAGTATAATTATTTGTCATTTTTCTTTTTCTTTTTTATAGAATAAGTAGCCCTTACCCTATCAGTTATTTCTTTATCTAATTTTCTTAATCTTTGTATTTCTTTTTGATAATAAGCCCAGCGTTCTTTAGTCATTGTTTTTTATAGTTTTTGTTAGTATATATTTTATGATAATTTTTTAATAAATTTTCTGTAGATATTATTTTTGTTTTATTACTTCTGAATATGATAATGTCATTTTCAGACTTTTGAACGGACCAAATTAAACCGCTTTTATTATTAATCCAGTATTGTGTTGTTGTAATTTCTTTCATTGGTCCTTTTATTTATTTTGTTTCTTTTATTAGTTTTTCTAATTCTCTTGCATAGGACCAAGTGTTCCAACTATAATAACTATCAGTTGAAATCATTTCCATTTTATTTTTTGGTATTTTTAATCTCCAACCGTAATATGTTCCACCTCCGCTTGTATGGTATCTTAACCCATTTTCTCTCCATTTAGTTTCACTCCATTCATCTAAACGGTTTTCTATGTTTAATTCATCTAATAACTTAGATATTGATTTTAAACTTGGAAATCTTCCAGTTTCTCTTGCTTTTAATTGTATTCTGTAAAAAGTTTTTTGAGATTGTTTGCTTAAATTTTTCATGTTAGTTTGTTTTTGTTTAATGTTTTTATGCTACAAATATATAATAGTTTTTAACAATACCAAAACAAAACAAAGTTTTTTTTATATTTTTTTATTATTGATAATCAACAACTTACAAGCTTTACGTATAAATTATTTAAAAAAGCTATTGTTAAGAACCTTAATTTTTAGTCAAAAAAAAGGCAATCTAAATGAATTTTTGACGTTCAAATAAATTGCCTAAACAAAAACTTATTATTGAAAACCCGCAAATATAATAAAATTATATTACGACTTGAAATATGGTTTTATTTTGCGCGGTCTTTTTTAAAGACTTAGCATTATAAGCTTCAAGTTCTTTTTTAATATCATAACCTTCATAATTAAAAGTATCTTGTAAGTCTATACTAATATCATGCCTACCCTCTTTTGTAAATATGTATATGTTTTGTGCAGCCCTACCAGTTAAATTCAAAGCATTCTCACTATAAGCATTTGAACCTACTAATGAAGAACCCCTACTTAAATTATCTGTTATCATAGTACTATGTAAATGACCGCATATAATAAAATCTATTATGATATTTTTTGCAGCATATTTAGCAATTACTTTACTTTGCTGGTTAGTATCCATTTTACCCAGCTGGTGTCCGTGTATTAGTAATACGTTTTGATTACCTATATTTACAATAATTTCTAAAGCATTACCAGTCAAAAATTTCATATCTGGTAAAAGGTGTCTAAGCATTTCAAATATAGTAAAATCATAATTATCACTTGCGACAATATCCACCCAGCCAAGTTCTTGTTTTACTCTACTTTCATTACCAGTAACACACGCTACAGTAATATTAGCTATTTTATTTAATTCAAGTAAAAAAGTTTTTATAAGCGCTACACTTAAAAAAGTAGCTTTTGCGCGGTTAGTACTCATACTTGTAAGTTCATCAAGCCGCCTATCACTATTCATTAAATCACCAGTTATACCTACTAATATATTTTTAATTTTAAAAAGCTTTGCATATTTTTTAATTTGTACACTAAATTTTTGCAATCTTTTACTGGCAATATTAAAATCGTATTTATTATTTCTTAGTTCTACAAGTTCGTTAAAGTGTGTGTCGGTAAGGTGTACTAATATAGCAGCTTCAGTATTTTCTTTATATTTTTTTACTTTTAACTTTGTGCTTTCGTTCTTTAAAAGTTTTATAAGTTCTTTATTATAACCTTCTAAAGCGTTTTCTATTCGCGCATATTCTCTAAAAGATTTGTTTTGTATTCTATTTAAGTCCCGTAGCTTTTGGGCTTGCTTAGAAAGCTTTACGTTGCTTTCTACTATTTCTTTATCTGATAGTTTCCAAATAAGAATTTCTTTAACTCTTTTTCTAAAATAATCTGGTGAAACATCAAGGCAGTATTTGTCAATAATCTGCCTTGAAATTTCAATATAACTTTTACCTTCATTAAATAAATAAAGTATTTCATCTTGATAAAGAAGGTGTTTGCTATTCATTATTTACGTTTTGCAGCGTCAGCTACACCTTGACCTAAAATTAAGGCAATTATAGCATATAATAAATTTTCAGTTTCTTTTGGGTCAAGTCCAAAATTATCATGTAAAAAAGTTACAACCGCAGCTATAACGGTATACCAAAATTTTCTTGACTTTAAGATTTTATTTATTATAAGTTCTTCAAACCATTTTTTCATAATTATTATTTTAAATTTGAATAAATTAAAAGCTTTATTCTTGGCTTTTAGTAAACCCATAATCTTGGGCTTTTACTATCTTTTATGTCAATATGTACAAAATTACCTTTACCTTCACCAGCTATACCTATACGAATAGGTAAACCCATGTCGCTGCAAATATCCATAGCATTACCAACTATTAAAGCACGTTGAAAGTTATTTGTAATTTTAATGTCAGCGGCTAAACCGTCTTGGTGGGCGCTTCTAAATTTAGCGGTTTTGTAACCGCGCTTAGTCAATTCGTCTTGCCAAGCTTGCGTTCTAAACCCGCTTGTAACTCTAAAAGGAAAACCGCACCTTTCGCGGCATAAATCAAGCATTGATAAAAATTCTTTACTCATATATTTTTTACCGCTACCTTCTAAGTCTGGGCTATCAAATTCTGAATATTTAAAATATTTCATTTATTATTTTGTATTGTTTTGTAAAATTTGTAAATAGTAAAACATATAGCTAAGCTTGTAGATATAAAAAGTAAAATTTCGTTACATTCCGCTAAACTTAACCCTAAAACACCCCCATTTGCAATTATTACTTCAGTAGTATCTTTTTTCATTTTTTCATTATATTTAAATTTGTTGTACATATATATTACAAGCATTTAACAAAGTAATAGCTGTAGTAGAAGCTGTAGTACTTTCTTCCTTCCATAAAACCAATCTATAATATTTTGTAGCTACATTATGTCTAATAATTCTTTGTCCGCTTGTACTTCCTTTACGTACACTTCCGTTTCCCCTATCATAAATATAGCAATATGAAGGTTCTATATCAGTCCACTCTATTGCTTCACCATCTCCTAAACCTTGCTGTAATTTTACACCAGATAATATTCTATTATTAGAAATGTTTGTGTTAGTTCCTACATTCCAGCTAAAAACATAAAAACCCGTTGTACCCATAGCCCAAGAATTAGCGCCACCAGTCAAGCCACTTACACCACTAGAACCATAAAAAGTAATTGTATTAGTATTGCTTTCTGTTATTGTAGTATCAAAAGGAATAGTAACCGCATGGATTTCACCGTCCGAAGCTGAAGTAGTTATTGTTGAAGTACACTTAACATCTTTAAAATTTTGTACTGAACCTCCTGAATTTGCATCCACATAAGCTTTTACACTTTCCGCAGTAGGTACATTATTAGCAGTAGCACCAGTCATTGTATCACTATCTAACCAGCCAGTTATTTCAATACCACCTTTTGTTAAACCGTCAGTATCTACAGCAAAACCAGCTACAGTTCCTTCGGTTTTGAATTGATATTGATTAAATAAATTAGTCCTATCTATTACTATTTTATCACCAATTAATATTGGATTTTCCAAAGTTGTACTATTAAAAGATAAAGAATTTTGACCAGCTGTAGCCGCTGAAGCTAATTGAAGCTGGTTACCGTTTATCATAACCCTACTTCCTACTGTTAAATCAAATAATATAGGGTTACAACCAAAAGAAGTTTCATGGGTTATTGCTTGCCCATCGTCAAAATCAGCAGTCATTTGACTTATTACTAATTTATTAGTTTCGTCTTCAGCATTTAAAAATTGTAAATTTCTACTATTTTGGTTTACACTCATATTACATAGCTATTATAGGGTCATCAGGTATATCATCGTCCCAAGTTTGTGTATTTGTTGTTAAAGTAGGTACTTCACGCTGCATTTGTACCCATTCACCTTGCCATTCGTCTTTTACAAAATTAAAAGTACTTCGCATCATCATATATTTTTTTCCATCAGCATCTACTATTCTGGCTACTGGGCTGACCCATTTACGCTTAGAAGAACCAGTATAAAATTTATCATTTGCTGATAATACAGTTGTACCGTTTAATGTCAAAATACTTCTACTTTGATTATTTAAAATTTCTTCACCAAGTAAATCTTGTAGTTTTTTGTTGTAACTTATTGTCCAATCAAAATCAGTTGTACCACTATTATAAGCATGTTCGGCTAAACCCCATTTACCAAGAGCATCAACAAACACCCAGTTAGCACCGTCATAAACTTTTATTGTCGCAGTACTATTAGCCCCCGAACCATCACCAAAAAATATTTCGCCAACATCATATACAAAAGTGTCGCTACTATCTTGATTTACTTGAATTTGTTGGGCTGTATTACCATTTGTTTGCGCATTATCCATGACTGGCACAAATCTACTTAAAAATTGCCCATTCATATCTATAGCATCTGTATAATCAAAAGCATAATAAGAAGGTGTTTGCGCCCTAACCATTGGTGTTGTACCACTTACGTTTGTACCTTGTAACCCCCAACCATTCATAATACGACCATGACTATATAAAGCGTTATTACCTTGTGCTTGCATTTGAAAGGTCGTAGCATTATCATAACCAGTAAAGGTCCAAAATTGAAAGTCCCAATCACCTACAAAAGCGGGGTCAGTTGGAAACAAATTACCAGTAGTGTTTGTAGTCGTAGTCGTGCTACTATCCCAAATATTAATTATTTCGTTTGTACAATTTGCTGGAATAGTTATATAATCTCTTATATATTGTTGGTTATTATCCAAAGGAAACTCATTACCACTATCTATACTCATCCAGCGAATTTCTGCAAAATTAGCAGCTTGAAATTTGAAAGCTACATAATTATCACTATCACCAAAATTTGAAGAAGCTGGCTTTGCTCGCATACTCCATGCTGTTTCCATAGTTAAATTACCAGTAGACGAATTACTAAAACTACCGTAAATACGAACAATAAAACCAGCTAAAGTATCGGCATCTGTAAAACTCATAACATTTAAAATACCGTTACTTTCACTTTGTTGTGTAAATTCATGGTAAGCCCCGTCAGTAGGAAAAGCTGTTGGTGTTTGTAAAGTATTATGCGTTACAAATAAAGGGTACCCAGTAAAATGATTTGAACCAGCAAATTCTTTGTAGAAAATATTTACTTTTTTAATAGCTGGAATAGCTTGGTATATAGTACCCGCAATCTTTTGTAAGCCAGCGCTTTTTAAAATAGGTTCTATTTGAGCAAAATACATAGAATAATTGTTATTACCTATAAATTTATGAGTAGTTTGTGAAGACCCTACATGAAAATAAATTCGTGTTGGTATATTAACTACAGTAGAAAAAGGAATTGAGCCATTTTCGTCTGTATTATATTCGCCAATTTGTGCAAAATAAAATTTATGTTGCCAATAAAAAAACCGCATATTAAAATTTCTACATATTATTTTGACCAACTCATATACACTTGGCGGGGTAATTATATTGTTTTCGTCCCTTCGGTGAAGTTCGCGAATATTTATTTTCATATTTGCTAAAGGGTCATTTGTTACGTCTGGAGAAACACCCATGTCTTCATTCCACCAATTAAAACTTGTACTAATAAAATAATCTTCTAAAGTCGTAGAAGTACTATCAGTATCTAATAACTGACCCGTAGCTTCACAGATTAATTTTAACCAAGATGTACTATTACCTATAACACGTTGCCACCCCGCATTATAATAAGTGTCGTTTGCAGTATAAGGAAAAGTAGGTGCGGTTGAGGTGCCAACTGTAGTTTCACGTAATAATGGTACTTCTTTTAAAGTAGCAATACCATCTACAGCTACCAGCGTAGTTTCGTTGGGTAAACTAACGTCTTCTTGGGCTTCTAAATCTAAAATAAAATATCCGCACCATAATAGTTTATTACCGTTAGCATGCGTAATAGTAAGCCATACGTCTTTTTCATTTTTTGTACTTCTTATATTTTGTAAAAAAAGCTGCATAGCGCCATCAGTTACCATTAAACTTAATGTACATTTAGAAGCTAAAATTGGTGAATTTTTATCTTGGGCTTTTTCGCTTTCCCAAGATAATTTTAAACCATCTTTTGCTAAAGTCCAAGTTCTCGTATTAGCTGTACCAGTCCATAAAATAGCGCAATTATATTGGTCGCCATTGTAAGATTTTACCGTAAACGTAGCATATTGATTTAAATTGTAGGGGTCCCTTGCCATTATGTTGTTCTTAATCTGTTAATACTTTCACTTTGATTTGATAAAAATATATCGTTTCCAGTCAATCTACCAAATATTTGTATTTTTTGTTGGTTTTGACCCATTAAGCTTTTTAATTTGTTTAAAGGTGCTACCACTTCGGGGTTACCAGTACCCGCCCCAATATTATCACCAACTATAGCATTTGTTGGTCCCGAAACAATACCACCTTCTGCTAAAGGTATTGGCGTAGAAGCTATCAAAGCTATTTGCGCTGCACCTAAAGCCCCAATAATACCAGCTGCTATTGGTCCACCAAAAATACCAGTTTGTGCAAAAGCTTTCATAATAGCGGCAGCTGTATTTTGTATAACAGATGTAATTGCTATAGCTTTATCTGTAATAGCTGCACGCTTTTTAATTGCTCTAAGTTTTTTGTCAGCTGCGTCTTCTACAGCTACTCGTTCATCTGCTATTTTTCCTTGCAAAATTGCCAAAGCACGTTGTCTTTGTTCTTCAGTCATTGAAGAATTATTTATCATTTCAGTTTCTCTACGTTCTTTTTCGTCTATTTCGTCTAAATCTCGTTTCTTTTTATTTTCGGCTATAATTTCTGCGCGTTTATTAAAAGCTTCAAAAGCGCCTATAGCTGCGTCCATAGCATTAGCTATTGTTTCGCCACTTTCTTCAAAAATTTCACTTAAAGTTTTACCGAATATTTTTAACTTAGGAAAAAATTTATCTACAAGTTGTATGAAAGCTGGTAATTCTTGTTTTGTGGTATTACCTATAGCGTTATTATATTCGTCTTGTTTTTCTTTTAATTCAGCTGTAGCTTTTTTAAAATCAGCTAATTGTTGTGTATAATCTTCACCGCTTATAATAGCTTTTTTAAGTTCGGCATCAGCTGTACTTACAGCATTTGTTAATTCAGTAAATGGGTTTTTTTCGTCATTTGCTACTATTCCAAGTAAGTCATTATATTCTTTTGTATGTTTTGTTAATTCATCTTGGGCATCTAATAGTTTTTGTTTTGCTTTCATTAAAGCTTCATCAGTAGCACCCCCATTAATCATTAAAGTACGTAAAGCTTCTTCAGCGTCATTTACTTTCTTTTGTAATTTTTGAAATTCAGTAGATACGTCTGATAAAGTTCCGCTAAAATCTTGAAACTTATTTTTATCAAAAAATTTATCAACATTACCGCCTTCACTCATATCAATTTCTTCAGCAGCTCTTTTATTTAAATCGTCTATTTCTTTATTTACTTCATCTAATTTCTTTGTAAAAGTTTTAATATCAGCGTTAAATTCAGCTACATTTTCTCTAGCTTCTTTTACCATACCTTTTATGATATGATTACCAGATTTTTGATTTGCCTTAATAAAAATTTCTTGTTCTTGTTTTTCTACTTTCAAATCAGCAATTTTTTTAGCCAAAACTTCAGCTTCAGCTTGTGCTATTAAAGTTTTAGTATAAAGTTCTGTTGCTTTAGTAAGTTGTATCAAGTCAAGCTTACTTGCATTTAAAGCCCCATAGTATTGCGGTGAAATTTGTTTTAGTTCGTTTAATACTCTTTTTTTAGTGGCTAAGCTTACATTTTCGTCTTTTAATTGGTTAGTCAATAATCTAACACGTTCAACTTGCGAACCTACATTTCGTCTTACTTCAGCATCTACTTCAGCAATCGCGTCCATACTTGAACGTACTTTATCAGTATTAAAAGCCCAGTCTTTTAAAGCAAGAACAATACCGCCTATAGCTACAGCTAAAGCTACGTAGGGGTTAGCCAAAGCAGCCAATCTAAGCATATTCATAACCTTTATTACTGTCATACCTATTGTAACCAACTTACCAAATATAAATACAAGAGGACCTACAGCCGCAGCTATTGCCATAAACTGTCCGATAGTTCTTTTTTGACTATCAGATAAACCACTAAAAGACCTTGCTAAAGTTGAAATCATATTAGCAAGACTTCTAATAACTGGAGCCAAACTATCACCTAATTGCGTACCCGCAACTTTTAAATCATTAAAAGCTTGTTTCATTTGAAAGCCCGCTGTATTTGCAGTAATACTAAAAGCATTATCTACAAAACCTTGCTTTCTTGCTAAATCATCTAAAATATCTACGTAAGTTTCTGTTTGATTACCTAAAACACCCATAACACCTTTTAAAGCTTGCGACTTAGTAAAAAATTCACTAAGCTGCATATTATTAGCTTTAAATTCTTGGTCTAAAAAGATTAAGGTTTTTTGTAATCCTTCACTACCAAGCATTTTACGCAAACCGTCCGCTGACAAACCAATTTTAGCTAAAGCTTTTTCTTGTATCGGTGCAATTTTTGCAAAACTCATCATAACCGCACCAAAACCAGTTGTAGCGCTTGTAGCGTCACCAGTAGTCTTAGTATAAGTAGAAATAAAAGCCCCTACTTCTTCAAATGATATACCCAGATTAGCTGATAAACCTAAATTAGTTCCAAGTACTTGCGCAAGTTCTTCAGACTTAAACATACCAGTTTGAACCATACCACCAAAAACATCAAGTGCTTCAGCTGCACTTAGAGTTTCTACACCGTAAGCATTTTGCGCAGCCGCTACAGTTTTAGATAAAGCTTCCATTTCACCAAGTCCAGCCGCAGTACCTTTTGACACCATTTCTAAAGCCATCAAAGCGTTTTCACCTTTTAAACCAGCTGAAGTTAAAAAGAATAAAGCATCAGCAAGTTCTTTAGGCGAACGCGCAGTTTCACCAGATAGTTCAAGCACCCTATCCTTCATACCTCTTACTTCTTCAGCTGATAAACCTACTAAAGTTTGTATTTTAGTCATTGAAGTATCAAAGTCCATAGATAATTTACCAGCTGCCGCACCTACAGCTACTAAAGGTAAAGTAATATTCTGGGTCATATTACGACCTAATTTTTGCATGTTTTTGCCAAATTTGTTTACGCTTCGTTCAGCTTTTTTCATAGCTTTATCAAAGCCCTTCATATCGGCACCAAATACCATTGTCAATAAACCTATTGCTTTACTTGCCATTTGATTTGTTTTTTAATTTATAGTCTTCTAATTTTTTTATGTATTCTGCATAGTCTTTGGCTACTTTATTTTCTTTTTCTTTTTCTACCTCCCAATCAAATTTAATTAAATCGGTTATTTTTAATCTTTTACCACTTGGTACATGAACATTTAATAAAAGCCATGTTTGCCACCTTGTACGTTCCCAGTCTTGACGTTCTTTTAAGTTTAATTTTTTATAAAAACCATTCATTTTTGACCAAAAATATTTAGGCAACATGTTAAAAAAATCTTCTGGGCGCATGTTCATTTCACCAAAAGCTATTTCAAATATTCTAGCCCAAGTAAGAACTTCTACGCTTTCTTTGTCTTCTTGGGCTTCTTCTTTTTTTCCTCAAAACCATTTGTCATTTGACTTGCTAAAACATTAAAAACGCTTTCCATGCAGTCCCAGTTACCATCAAATAAATCAGCTAAATCGTCTATACTCATGTCAAATTTTTTCTTAGCCACCCTGCACCCGTCTTGAATGCCGCAATAACATAAAGATAAGGCACTATTTAAATCCATGCCTTCACCTATATTTTGTAAGTCTGCTAATTTTGTATTTGTCATTAAACTATATTTTCTTAAAGCATTAAACCCAAATTTTATTGGAAAATCTTTATCACCTATTGTAATTACTTCATATTCCATTTTTTTTCTTTTTTTTGATTAATAAAAAAGGTTCACCAAGCCGCCAATCAAGAAAAAGAAAGGCGCTTGGTTCCCCTAAATTTCTGTATTAAGATACAGTTTGTGTTATTGCACCAGTACCAGTAAAGTTTAAGCTGTAAGTAGCTGTGTCTTCAGTTGGCGCTGTTACAGAAAAACTATCAAGAAATACACTACCTTCATAGTAAGTATCACCAGTTGCACCACCAGTATTACCAAATCTAAGTGTTAAAGCTGTTCTATTTGTTATCATATTTGATAATACTAAATCGTCTGCACCGTTTGTAAGCGCTGACCCCGCAGAATCAGTCCAACAGTATGCACCGTCTAAAGATACTGTAAAATCTCTAAGACCTTCCAGTACTTCTTTAAAACCGTTACTTTCTTTATTTGTTATTTCTCTTACTGAATGGTTTAAGTTTAGTGTTCCATTCTGCGCGAAAGCTACTAAAATATTAGTAGTACTATCGTACACTTTTATATCTGTTCCATTTAAAATTGCCATTTTATTTTATTTTTTAAAAATTAATTAATTAGTTTCTTCTTTACTTCCTTTTTCTTCTTTTTTCTTTTTTGTTTTTTTAATTTTAGGTGCTACAATATATTCACCTTCTATTAATTCGTTTAACTCTTTTTCCAATTTTATAACTACAAAAGCACCAGCCCCTATTGTTGAACCATGTCTTTTGCTTTTCCAGTCTTTTAGTAATTTATATTTTTTCATTTTATTTATTTTTTATTTGTTTATGATATGGTGTTTTGTCTAACTTCAAAAACTAACCTTGTTCTATAAATACCATTTTTACCCGAACCAGCTTCAAATTCTTCAGTTGAATTTATATAGTTTATACTTTGTAATTTAATAGCCCCATAACTTGTTGAAGGGTAGTTGGGCGCGCGGTTTAATGTGCGTCTTGCAGCTGAAGCTATATTAGTTACACTATTATACGTTTCTGCATAACATAAAATTTCTAATCTAAAAACTCTAATATAGCTACTATCTTGACCATCTTTAGTTTGTACTGGGTCGTCTTGCGTTATTTCATAAATTATAAATGGTAAACTTTGTGTTGCTTTAGCTACCAAAGGAAAAATACGGTCGCCAGTACCTAATTGTTGTGCTACAGTAGCACTATTAGATAAAATATTATATATTGCCGCGCTAACTCTCATCGTCCTAAAATTCCAAATTGTCTTGTTCTTTTAGCCCATCTTTTAGTTTCACGTACAAAGATTATTTGTGCATCTCTAGTACTATTACTTAAAACAGTATTTTTTTCACTATCAAAAGCTGGTTTCATAAATTTTTTACCAGCGTAATTATTAGCGTTACCAAAATGCATTACTTCATCTCCATATTCTACAAATGAACCATAAAAACCCGCTTTTTCATCTTTAAACCTCCCTTTTACACGTGGACCAACATAACCCCCCAGCCAATCATTTCTTCTTTTACGTGTACTAAAGTAACCTATAGACTTTTTTAAAGTACCACTTCTTATTATTTTTTCACCACTTTTAAATTTAAATTTATGGTCTTTTTTTGAAACAGGCGCGTTTCTTTGCGCAGCTTCTACAAAAGGTTTAGTGTTAAGTCGCCAAAATTTTTGCCAAGTATTTACTTTTTTTACTCCTTTTGGTAATTCATTAAATAAATCTCTTATAGACTGTAAATTTTTAATATTTATATCTACTCTAGCCATTGTTATTTTTTTCTGTAGTCTTAACTTCTAAATAGTCGTTTATTCTGTTTTCTACTTCTCTTATATTTTCTATTATATAAAACTTATCATTAAAAGAAATTCTATAATTATATTCGTCAAAAGGTACTGAAGTAAATTTAGGGTCACGAATAATAAAAAAAGCGTTTTCTTCAGCTACAAGCTGGTCGCTTTCATCTTTAACTTTACCACCTTTTACAAAGTATTTAGCCCAGACCGCACTAAAATCTGACCAAGACTGATTTGCACTACCGTAAGTAGTATTAATAGTGGTTTCAGCTTTTTGTATCATAATACGTCTATCTAAATCACCTATAGTTATCATGTTATTTGTACTTTATATTGGTCTAATAAATATTGCGCGCTTTTTGGCATTTCTGTAGCTATTCTACCTACCACTACTTCTTGTCTATTTTCATAAAAATTACCAATCATTAAAAGAACCGCTTGCTTTATAGCTTGCGGAACATCACTCGCAGCTGTACCATATCCGCTTACGTAAGTTAATTTTATTGCAGCTTTACGGTCAGCTAATGTTGGGTAACTTTTGTCAGCTTGCAAAAGAAGTCTGGCTGGTTCATGTACTTTATCAACAATATAGTTTACACTATCCCAAACATCATAGACGGTTGAAGAAGTCCCATAGTATTCTATAGTCGTTGAAGAAAATACTGGCGACTTATAAAAGTAAAGTGTTTCGTCCCAAGTGTCACAATCCATACGTACAGAATGATTTATAAAAAATCTGTTTGTATAATTTTGAGCCGCTTGCGTTGCAGCTAAAATTAAGTTTGTAATAAGTGTATCATCGTCTGTATTACTAACTCTTAAATGGTCTTTTGCTTCACTTAAAGTGACAACAGAAATGTCCGCTGGAAAAGCAGTTACTTTAAAACTTTTAGCCATTTTTTTGTGTTTTTTTACAATTTAACATAATAATTTTTTTGTCTTTTTTCTTAATTTTTTCTTCTCTAGTGTTTTGCTTGTATTGCAATATCTAAAGTTTTTAATATACATATTCGCCAGATAACCTAAAGTTGCTTAAAACGCTTTTAAATACTGTTAAAAACGATATGTAGTTTTTAATAAAAAGGTGGAAAAAAGGGTAAAAAAACCCAATTTTCCAACCTCTAAAAATGTAAAATTATGCTTCAATTAGATTAGCAAAAGCTGTATCATTTTGTACAGCATCACCGTCTACAAGTGAAGTTACAATCATTCTTGGCTCACCAGTTGCACCGTTAGTATAAGGGTCAAATAATATATCTAAACCACCAAACTGTGCAATATGTACTTTACTGAAATCACCAAATAAAACAAAAGCTTTTGAAGAATGAGCAGTACCACCAGCACCTACATTAGATGACATGAATGAGAAATAACCGTTTACTTCTTTAGTTCTTGCGTCATAAGCTGGGCTTACATTAGAAACTAAATCAGCAACTTTAATAGCTGAATAAGCAGTACTATTCATTAAGTAAGCCATTCTAGCGCCCTCTAATCTAACACCGTTATCTAAACATGTAGTTTCTAGTGTCAAAGCAGTAGCACCACTAAAAGCAGCAGTAGAAGCAGCAGCAGCGTCAGTAAAAATACTTGCTGGCGCATTTGTAACATCTGAACCACCTTGTAATAAAGCGTTTTCTAAAGTTGCAGCAATAGAACCAGCCATATTTCTTCTTAAAGCAGCTTCTAAAGAAGCATTTTGCATCATAGCTTCAGCCGAAACATTTACAACCGAGATTAATTTTTTCGGTGATAAAGTTAAAGATGAAGCAGTACCATTAGCAGCAGCAGCCGAACCACCACTTTCTGGTAAGAAAGCTGAATTTACAGCTGAAATTACTGGAAACTTCATATTAGTAACACCAGAATAGAAGTTAGCACCAGCTGAAGCTAATACTAAGTTTGCTTCTAATTGGTCTGTAAACGCCATAGTCTGGCTAGAGTTTACAGCGTCTTTTTCTACAGCTGCTCTACTTTCTAAAACAGCTGAAGGTATAGCTAAACCTTTAAAAGTTTGCCCCGTGTATCTTGCTTCATTTCTAGCTTCTTGGTCCATTTCTTTTACAAGACCTTCTATTTTACCCGTATAAGCCGACCTCATAGCGTCTTGGAATGAGTAATCTTTAGCTTCTTTACTTTCTGATATGTCGTTTTTATTTACAGTACCACCAGATACTAAAGCGCTTTCTCTTATTGATTTTTCAACTTTTTCAGCACGTGTTATTTTTACGTCTAAATCGTCTACTTTATTTAAAATACCATCCATTTCAGTATTTTCTTCTTTCGTTAGGTCCCTTTCTTCGTTAGTAGCTACTTCTTTCATAACTTCTAATTTTGAAATTAAGTCCGAACGCAATTCTTTAAGTTCTAAACTATTTTTCATTTTTTTTTAATTTATTAATTATTATTTATTTTCTCTTTGCTATTTCAATTTTTAACTTTGCAAGTGACCGCATTACTAAAAATTTTTCTTCTTTTTCCATTTCTTTTTTTTCTTTATATGTATCTAACCCTCTTTTTGCTACCAGTAATTCACTTTCAGCTAAACTATAAGCTGGGTAAGTAACACTTGAAATATCATATAGTCTATCAATTTCTGTAATAGTTCTTATGTCTCTACCTTCTTGGTCAGTACTCCATTGGTCTGACTTAACAGTAAAAGCAAATGAAGACTGGCTTATATTACCATTTCTTAAATTTTCCGCTAAGTCTCTACCGTAACTTGTGTTTGGTATGTCAAACTCATACCTTAACCCTTTAGCGTCTGGTGTTAATTTTAGCGTTCCAGCTGTATTTCTAGCAAGTATTAAATTTGGGTCATGGTTAATTAAAGCCCTCACATCAGACTTAGCTATAAGTTCTTCAGTAAAAGCGCCTTCTTGTATATATTCATAAAAGCCGCCTAAATCTTCACTTCTACTATTATATAAAGAAGCATGACCCACTACAGTCATTTTATCGTTATCTTCATGTACTCGGGTTTCTATATCGTAAATTCTTTTTTCCATAGTTATATTATTATATTTTTTATCCCAAATGTATTTTATTTTCTTCTCACCTATTACTTCACTTCCTTTAATACATTCGTCTTCGCAATCGTCTTCACATTCTTTACATTCTATTATACTTCTATTTTGTTTTTCTTCTTCTTCTTCGTCA